AGATGTCCTCAAGAAGAGCGTAAAGGAGCAGAAAGACGATCTTGTAAAGCAGATTAGTAATGCTTCGGGTTTGGGTGCCGATGACGCTGCAGAGATCCTCAGAGGTAAGAAGGTTAAGGGCGTAAGTCTAAAGAACCTGGAAAAGGGCGGCAAGATCCAAGGTGGTGGGGCGATGCAGGAGGCCTTCCAGAACCTTGATCAGGCCACAGAGCAGCTAAAGCATGGCACTTATGGGGCCGCGATGGCTCTCGAAAATGTTGGTGGCTTCGCCGCTCACAAGCATCGTCAAGCCCAGCTCAAGTCAATGTCCGGGATTGGTAGCTTCGAGGAAGCTATGAAAGGTGGCGTTGGAGGGGAGCGATGGGCTTCACAAGCGGCAGGTGGTGAGGAGCAAGCTAAGGCTGAGGTAGCAATAGAGCGTGCTATCAAACAGCAGAAGAACGACTTGGTTGGTGCAATTGATGGCACCACACAGGAGCAAGAGTTCCTCCTGTCAACTCTGAAGAAGTACGGCAAGATTGATCAGAAACTTGGCGTTAAGGACTTGGATTCACAGAAGGACATGGTCGCCAAGCAAGTTGAGTCACTCTCTGAGGACCAACTTTGGCAGAGCCTCGATGCTAAGAATGCTGAAGCTAATAAGTACCAGGCTGAAAAAGACGCTGATGCCATGCGTAAGATGGGTGAGGAGCAAGGACAGCGAACTCAGGCTATGGTTGACAAGCTAGACCTGATCTTCGATGCCTTGTACAACCGAATATACGGCATATTGATGGATATCTCCAATATCTTCAATACCAAGTTCGGTAAGAAGTCCGCTATCAGAGAGAGCGCTCTAGGGTCAAAGAACTCTGAGGTAGTTGGGGCTTGGGGCAGGTCTGGGGGTGACGTCGGTAAGTACATGGGTGAGCTGTCTGGAACTGGAGCCGCCAGGAACATTGACTCCCTACTTCACTCGAATAACTCTGATGACAGGGCCAGACAAGAGGCGATGAAGTCTAACATTGCAGGGGCCTTCACCGGTGACTCTGTCTCAGGTAATCTTGAAAAAGATCTAGAAGAGGCTCTTAAAGCGTCTGGTATTGGTGGGAGTGATGCAGCTAGGATCATGTCTGCTAAGAAAAGTGGGTCTTCAGTAGGGGCTTCGATTTCTGCTGGTGGTTTGAGTGATAAAGCTGAGGCCGACCTCTATACCAAGTTGGGTCTGTGGTTCACTGGAGCTACAGGTCGGACTATGCTGATGGATCAAGCTGGTGGTGGTGGATCACCCAGCGCTCAACAGCATGCTGCAGCCAAGAGCGAGAATCCAGGTACAGGAGGGGCTGCGGTTCCTGTTGCTCCTACCTCTACTCCGGCGGCCTCTACATCGCAGACTCCGGCTGGTGGAGGCTTCTTCAGTCCGGCAACAGCACCCCAGCCTGACGAGAAGAAGATGAACGAGGCTGTCCTTGATAGTATCGACTTTACTGGCGATACCCTAGTCAATAGCCTTCAAGATTTGTGGAAGGCGATGAGGGTAAAGGGAATTAAGCTCGATAAGGTACAGCTCAAGGGTGAGTACCAGGATGTGATCTACAAGGGGGCTCAGCAAGCTCTGTTTGAGTACGCACTCTACACTGCACAGAACCCAGCTGAGACCTTGAAGAAGATGAAAGACTCGGGGTTTGGTGGTCTTGGTGAGATGACTGAATCGTTCCAGAAACAACAATCAATAGCCAAGATTCAGGGTCAAGACACCCTCATGGGACCTAATGCTGCTGGGGGGATCGTCACAGGGATCAACGGTGGGCTAGCCAACGTCAATCCAGCTCCAGGCGAAGGACTCACCTCGATTGGGCGCGGAGAGAGGATCGTACCTGCTGGTGGTGGGGGAGGCTCTGGGGACATTCACCTTCACGTCGACGGTATTGGTGGGGCGGACCTTGCGAACTATCTCAAAGGCAAGATTGCTCAGGGAGTTCACGAGTACAAGCGTAGGGAGAAGTTCAGCTAATGCCTTACATCTCCTCAGCTAACCAATCAAACTTCACGCCCATCGAACCGTTGGGTAAGCCAGTCTATGTTCATGGTGCTGACACACGCAAGCATTTCATTCCACTAGCTTTCCAAGTAACCAGTCCCTACGATGTCAACAAGGCTTTACTCCCGCATGCCCTCGTATCCCATGTGAACCCATCGAGCTTCGACGAGACCTTCAACAAGAAGGTCGAAAGAGCTCCTACACGTGGTGGCTATGTAGAATGGCACTGGGGTGATGACTTGAGCGAGATCTCTTGTGAGCAGTCAACCGGTGCCTTCATCAACCTCTACACTGGGCTTTCATCCTTGTTGCGCCAGAGGACAATTGCTTGGGACCGTTATCGGGACTTGTATGATCTCTACCGAAACAACGCTAGTATGTACCACCCAGACGGGTCCATCGTGCGCCAAGGTTGGATACTTCTGATGTATGATCGGGGGACATATATCGGAAGTTTCCGTAGTTTTTCAGTTGAAGAGACTGACGATAGCCCGTTTGCTTTCAGGCTCTCGTGGACCTTCAAGGTTGAGAGGATCATTCATCAGATACCCCAGAACTCTCGAATGATCCCATTCAGAAGTGCGGCTTTTCAATCCCAGAATCGTTCCACTTCAGGTGCTTTGAACCCCTCGAGTGGAATCAAAGTAGCTTCACCCGGTGGTACTCCAGCAGTCCCTGGAACTCATGGGGACGTCATTGATTTAGGTTGAGTGAGATCATGGCAGGCAACGAACCAAATCCACAGGGCTACTTGGACTTTTGGGGGTCAACCCCAAATGATCCTACAAGTGCACAAGGGAAGACCTTTGCTCCAATTAGTACTGGAAACTCGATTGCCAATCCACTTCCGCCTCAACTAAAGGGAGGGTCAAATCGGGTCATCAACCAGATAGAGCAAGCGGCTGACTACTACGGGCCGATGTTCTACCAGCTCTTGGGGTTCCACTCCTCCCTAGAGCTAGACAATGACCTCAACACCAACTTCATCCCTATTTCGCAGACCAAGTCAAATCCTAAGTTGTTCGTAGTTGGACTCATACCCCCGACTTCAAACATCACCGGACGAGTACTGGACAGATCAGCTTCGATAGGGGCGACTGAGGGGTATCCAAATCAACCCATTGACTTCAGTGGCCCGTCTTCACAATCCCTGGGGGCCTTAGGTCCGACGGGGAATGCTCCTGGTGGGATAGTCACAGCTACAGGATATAGGCTACAACAAGGATCTGGGACTGCTACCAATATTCCAAATGGTCCTAGTACCACTGTTGGACCAAATCAGGGACCAGCAAACTACTCACGATACAGCATTCCTCAGTTGTGGGGGACTTTGGGTAATGCCTACCGTGACTTGTATGGGAGAGACCCTACTAACACTGAACTCCAGATGTATACAGCTCAGGCTCTCCATGAAACTGGGGGTAACGTACCAAACAATAACTTTGGTGGGATAGGTAGTTCGAAGACACCTCATACTTCTGGGCAGTCTTTCTCAGCCAACACCTATGCTGGTCAACGCTACTTCACAACATACCCTGACTCAGGTACTGGGGCTAAGGCATTTATCTCTCGAGTTACCGGAGGCAATCCAAACGTTATGACCTCTGCACAAAGTGGAGATGTGCTCGGTTATACCACTTCGTTGGCTCAGACTTCGTACTATGAGGAGTCTTCGGCTTCCTACTACCAAGGGGTTCGATATCGGGTTGGTTTGGTAGCAAATGGTATGGCTGGATCTGGTTTGCAGTTGGACAAGGGCTCAGACTTACCAAGCCAAGCACCAAGTTGTTGTGCTTTCAAGGAAACTGGCAGCCAGTATCAATCTCGGGCTGGATACCAGAAGAGTAGACGCAATAGGTTCACGGCTGACTCGCCCTACGATGCCAGCTGTCCGTTGCTTGCCCAGGTAGTCCAACCTCAAGATGGGTCGAATGGTGATTGGGGTACCAACGGTTCGCCTAACGCGAGCGCGGCTCGAAAGCAGGACGACAAGACTGCCGACAAGATCGATTTGAACAAGACGGAACTCGGCAAGCAGTACCAGAACGCCCAAAGAGCTGAGATAGCCATGACCGCGCTGGCTCTTGATCGGATGAGGACAACCCCACCTCTACGCCTCTTGGTCAACCCAACGAGTATCAAGATCAGCTCAGAGAAAGTTATCTCCGATGGTAACTTCACTCGAGAGGGTCCTGTCATTGAGCATTGGGGTGAGCAGCAGGATAAGCTCAGTCTCTCGGGTAAGCTTGCAGCCTTCTTTGCTATTGACACCCTACCTAGCGATGATGCCAACAATCTCGGAGGAGGTCCTGGGTTGACACGAGTGGCTCGTCAGTACTCAGCTAGCTATCAGAACTTCATGAGCTTGTACCTGCTCTACCGCAACAATGGTGGGTTATACGTCAATACGTTGGCTGACACCATGAAGAACAACCTGTTGTCGAGGCTGTCACTTCTAGGGTCAATCTACATTTACTACGACAACACCTTGTATATTGGGTCATTCGACAGCTTCAATATCACCGAAGCTGATACCACTCCATACTCCTTGGAGTACAACATCGAGTTCACCGTGAGGGCTACATTCCTTTTGGATAGTCCGACTGAATACGACTACAACGTCCAGGCTATGTTTACTGGAGGTTTTGGTGCTCCTACCGTTACGAACTCTCAATTGGTGTCTAATCTAGGTGGTGGCGATGTAGCTCTCCCACCTGGGTTGAGAAGGGCTTGATTATGCCTCGCGGACCATTTCAAGGTAACTATCAACCAAACGTGAGGCCGACGATAGCTATCGCGCCCGACGCCATGGTGTTTATCAACGGGGAGACTGACCTCATAGGCTGCCCGAGCTGCAAGAGGAAGTTTGATCTAGGCAAATACATCACAAGCATTCAAGTTAACTTGGACATCGATAGCGTCCCTGGTAGCGCTAGCATCAGTTTGAGTGTCCCTCGACATACAATAGACGACTTCTACTTCAACGGTAACCCTGTCATCACTACGATGATGGAGGTTGAGATCTACTCCAAGGGTTACTACACACTTGAAGGGCTCCCTCAGTACTACCCTCTATTCTGGGGTATTGTCACTGAAGTTGGAAGTAGTTTCTCCGGCGGAGAGCATACCGTAACTATTCAGTGCGCGGATATTCTGAAGTGGTGGGAACTCTGCAGGATGAACATCAACCCCGCGTTCACCGGGGCTAATCCTCAGCTCGGACGCTCCATCTTCGGTAACACGCTGTATGGAACCAACGTCTACGATACGATCTTCTCACTCTCAAATATGGCTTTCGGTGATGCCATTGTGGCTACTGGATCCCTCACAAGCTTGATCAAAGAGCAGTCTCAGAAGGAGACATTTCGGACAGCTATGGGGGACATCATGCAGTACTGGGAGAGTCGGTTCACTAAGATCCGCTCTAACCTACTACTATATGGGGTCAATGGGATTGCTATTCGAGGTGACTCGATAGCTCATGCCTACAAGTCTGGGAAAGCAACTCCAGGGCAGCAAACGATAGCCAATGCATTTAGGAACGCCAATGGTGGATCAGCAGCAGCCCAGTTGATCTTCGACCCATCTGACCCAGGGGTAACCGCCTTCCGAACTCAGTTCCCTCAAGCGGGTGAGGTTAACTTCTGGCAATCGGAGTACCAGACCAAGCTCGAAATCGCTAATGCTTGTAAAGAGGCTGTAGGATTTGAATTCTACATGGATGTTACTGGGGATATCGTATTCAAGCCACCGTTTTTCAACCTAGATATCATATCCAATAAGCCAATCTCTTGGATTCAGGACATTGACATCCTAGACTGGGACTTCACTGACTCCGAGTCTGAGGTTGTCACTCAGCTGACTATTGAGGGTAACTTTGGGGGTAACGTCGATTACGGGTTCGGGGCTGAAGTCTCTCCTTTCACAAGTGTCACCGACTACCATCTTTTGAGGAAGTACGGTTGGAGGTCACACACATACCCATCTGAATTCATGGGTGATACGATGAGGATGTTCTACCACGGGCTGGACATCCTTGACCGGATCAATTGTAAACGAAATCAAGCTACTATCACGATCCCTCATCGCCCTGAGTTGCGCCTTGGTTTCCCAGTTTATGTGGCTCCGCTAGATGAGACTTGGTACATCAGGGGTATAAACCACAATATTCAGTTCGGTGGGAGGACTACAACCCAACTATCCCTTACCGCGCGTAGGCAAAAGTTCATTGCCCCCAAGGGCATAGCTACATTGAACACCGGAGCTTTCAAGGCTAAGTCCCCATCCAACCAAAACTCGAAGGTGGTCACGACTCAGACTGATACTAACCCAGCTCCCCTCACTACTCGTCAGTTGGCGCAGACCTCATTCAAGTTGGATCTTGGGGACGCTGCTACGCTACCGCCTATCAATGTAGACCCTGATGACCCAGCAACCATGGATCCATACCAGCCCTTGATTCTTCGCCACCCGAAGACGGGTAAGGTTGTAGGGTACCCAAACGTAGTGATGGTCTACTCAAGACCCTACGACCCTAGATCTGCTTACGATTCGATTGCTGGCCAGAAGAAGCCTGGAACTAACACTGTCGTAAGTAAGGACAACAAGGCCAAAGTTAAGCAGCGACAAGCTGTTCAAGAGGAAGTCGACCGGGTTCGGTTAGACCCGGATAACTTCGTGAACCTTCAGAATAAGTACTCCCACAATAGGTACTCATACGGACTTAATTCTGCTGGGGTTTACGTATATGCCCATGATGTAGACAAGTCTGTTACTCAGTTCGCTTTGATGCCCTCCAAGAATATTGCAGTTACGAAGGATGGCTCAGCGTCAAACTCAACTTTCACAAATAGCGACATCAAACTCAACAACCCCAACACTATGGTTCGTCCTGTATCTGATGAGCGAGGGTTCGAGGTAATTGGTCACTTCCGGTATGGGCGCGGGGTGTCCATGCGTGACGGGTCTTTGGTCTACAACCCAGGTGGTACCAACACCTCTGTTCAAGTTGGGGTCCAGCTGGCGCTTGCTGGAGATCTCCTGTCAACCCTCAATGCCCAGTCCCAAGGGATCACGGCGTTCACTACCTCCTATGCCAACCCAGCTGATACAGTGGCTAGGCTCACTCCCGATGATGTTCAAACGGCGGCCGCTTTAATCACCGGAGAGGATGGGATCAAGAAGCCACAATTTGTATCGACGGCAAACAACTTCGTCGATGTAGCTCCTCTTGGGTCACCAGAGGATAAGGGGGTTCCAACGAGTGTGGAGGCTTCGACACTCTCTCGCGCTCTGACTCTGGCTGAGATGACTATTCGAGCCGACCTAGTCCCTGGTGATGCTCGATGTAGCTGTCAATCCGGCAGTGACGATCTGGCTTTCATCAATGTTGGTTACCAAGTCAGCGCCATCACTGCATCGTCTTCTGCGGCGGGAGAGTCACTTCAAGGCAGTACTGTCACTGGGGCTACAACGTCATTCTCTCTTCTGTCTGATGAGGACCTTACCCAACCACTGGCTCCGGTGGGTAAGTCCAGTGACGTGATTCAGAGGGTGGAGCAGTACTTAGCTACTCTCTACAAAGCGTTGGATGCACCCCATCAGCAACTTGAGAATGCCCTTCGAGGGGACCCCTCAGGGTTGGAACCTGACATTCGAAAGCAACCAGACCTGTTCACCACCTCTGCACAAGATCAAGAGTTTGGTAACTTTGCACCACCGTTCTCCTCCTCTAATCGAGCGGCTCTTGGTGATCCTGTAGCTACCGCTCAACAAGCGGTGTCCTCTAGGAGTGACTTGAGTCAAGCATTCTCAAGTTTTGGATCTAACCTGCAAAAGAGTCAGAAGAGGGCTCAACTAGCTCAGGAGATTGCCAACCTAAAGTCAGACAACGGTAGTCCACAGGCGATAGCTAACCTGCAGGCTCAACTAGATCAGCTCGGGTAACCATGCACAACGGTCCAAATATTCCATACGGCAAGGTCCCGAATAGCGACTTCGCTAGCAATGATAACCCCTTTGGTACTCTGAAGGTGGGGATTATCACACGAGTTGATGAGCTAAACTTCAAAGCTGATGTGAAGATCATCACGGGATCTGGGAATCGCTATGAGTTGGACCTGATTCAACCTCTGGCGGGACCTCGTAGTTTTCTTGGCGGTATCCCCGAAATCGGGGCAATGGTCATCCTCGGGTACCGACGGCGCAGCAAACAGGTTTACGAGGCAGTCATCCTTGGCTACCTACCGATAGGGAATAAGCTTGGGCTGAAGTTTGATCCATTTGCACCGGTCCCTCCAGGTGAGATCGATCCTGGGGATGAGTCCGACGTTGCCAAGGTCTACGGACCTACGGTCAGATACAAGCGCATCAAGGGGCGCTCTGGGGATATCGTGGGGATGTCCGCGGATGGGTCTGAGATGCAGTTGTCTCAGGATGTTAGGTTCATCAACCGTGGCGGAGACTTCATAGAACTGAGGGATGTTGATCGTACCCTCGTGAGTCAAGCTCTTCACCGTGTGGAGTCTGACTCGGCTGCCTACGTCTTCTCGGGAGCAGTCCGGCGAGGGGCAATGAACTTGCCCTTGGAGATCTTCGAGAAGGACTCCAAGGGAGCCTTCACCAATGTGGTTAGGGGCCAAGATACTCGATACTTCGGGCGTGATGACCTGGCCAAGGCAGGGGTAGGCTCCTCGACATTCATTGACCCGACTACCAACAAGGCTCTCGACCGAATCAATGACGAGACCGAGTTCCCGGCTCTGACTTATTCAAATGGGCGCCAGGTGTTCTATGCTTCAGGGAATGCGGCCACAAACTTTGAAGATCCTCTAAATGGTGGATCTCTAAGGGCATTTACCGAGCGCAGGGTAGAGATTCATCACGATACCGATCTGACTCAGGAGGTACTCGAAGAGATCGATGGTTTCAGTGTTGACCGCCCGCGAGCATACATAGAGTACGTTCTGGGTACCCTAGTCGGGAATGATCCATTCTCGACGCTTGGGCAACGTCAGTACGGCAAGGTCCTGAAACCTAAGATATTCGAGTCCTTCGACCAGAGTGGGGCACCCTCTGGGTTTTCGATGGAAGAGTGTCTACGCCCGCCCAGTACAACGGTGGACGAGGCTATGACCATGGCGGCGGCCTACCTCCTCAAGATCTCTCCCCCGAGAGCCGCTTCAAGGAATCCGTTCGCAGTTTCTGTGTCCAAGCAAGGGAAGTTGTTCGTCAATATCCCTGCATCCTCCAATGAGAACTACTCATCGAAGAACGTCTCGGTTGAAGCCAACTTGGAAGGGGCTATCAAGGCCCATATCGGTGCTAACTCGCCAGAGAAGTACTCGATTCACCTCACTTGTGAGGGCGGGATCTTCCTCGATGTGGGGTCTGATGCAAATGGTCAGTGCATTACGACCAACTTCCGTGGGGCAATTAAGAATATCTTTCGCGGGGGCTCGAACTCTGTTGATGACGTCGCCCACAGTATCGACGTCCAAGGTAACAACGAGACCCACGTTTCTGGAACAGACCTCCAGGTAGTGAAGGGGAGCTACCAGAAGACTGTAGACGGCAGTTACACTATCAAGGCGAGTACTATCAATCTTCATGGGCTGAACGGGCTGAACGCCAACGTAGGGGGTTGGAACTCGACTATTTCTGGCAAGACTCAGAACTACTACGCTCTCCTCTACCAAGAGACAGTAGCCCTTGGCGGTAAGCTTTGCACCATCCTTGCGGGGGGTCACATCGAGAACATCCTTGCGGGAGCCAAGACCACCACAGTTGCCGCGGGTGCAGTATCTGTCAATTGCGCGGCAGGTGCATACTCAGTAACGGTTGGGACAGGGGCAATCTCCGTTACGACTGGAGTTGGAGCGGTGACTCTTTCAACCGGAGCTGGCGCAATCTCGATGACTGCCGGGCTAGGAGCGGTTGCAATTACAGCCGGTCTGGCAATGAACCTGACGGCTTCGACCCTCATCATGCTGACTGCTCCTCGTGTTCAACTTGGCGGTCCTACGGCAGTTTTGGGTGTTGCACGTGGAACACCCATGATGCCGCCAGGATCACCAAGCCTTGACTGGGTAACCGGCCTACCCTTGCAAGGGTCCCTATCTGTGGGGGCCAATTGAATGCCGCTAGTTGCCCCAGTTCTTAGCGCAACGATAACCGGAGCTATCTTTGCAGGTGGACTGATAGGGCCTGCTGTACCTCAGCTTGGGTCTGGGATTGGGCAGGGGATCGCGCTTTGGGTTCAGAAGCTCAAGGTGGTCACTGTTGATGCTGGCGTGGTTGGGGCAGGCAAGGGCCTAGCTCCTCTCATCATTCCTCAGCCACTCATCATGACCAACCTACTGATCGCCTATGCGGCTAATGGCCAGTTAGGTGTAATGGCTCCATTGGAAGCTGTTGCAATTGCGAATGGATTGTTCATAGGTTTCTCTCAGGGAGTGATCAGCACGACCCACCCTTCAGTGGGAGCGGGCGCTGCAATAGCTAGGATTACAGGGCCGCCTGCTTTTTCATCTCTTATGCAGGGGTTTTCGAGTGCAGGGATCACGGGTCAAGGGGCTTCCAAGAAGGCAAACGCGATCTCACTCGCTCTTAGCCTTGCCATTCAGACTCTTGTTTTGCCAGTTGCTATTGTAGGAGCTGGCGGCCCATCCCCTTCATCAGGAACTGGCCAAGGCTCAATAATCTAGATTGTAGATGAGGATCAGATGTCAGAGAAAGTCTGCCACCGAGTGCGTACCGAGAGTCGTAAGTCTTGTGAGAGGGCAGCATAATGTCCTTCCAACTTAACGGGTACTTATTGGAGAAACCTCGTGTAGGTTCTGCTAATAGCCCATACACATCAAGCCCCGACGATCTGATCTCTGATTCTGGTGTATTCAACAGCGCATTCCCATCGAATGACGAGGTCCACCCTGGTAGAACTGAGTACTTGGTAGTCGTCC